TTGTCTGGCCGCGATGGACTTATCAACGGCGGTAGCGAGAATTTCCGCCCGCAGCGTTTCGAAGGCGGCGGCTTTCGGTACCTGCGTTTCAAGCGCTGGCTTACCGAGATCAAGCAGTGCGCTGACGGCATTGATCTGGTGGTGTACGAGGAGGTCAGGAACCACAAAGGCGTGGATGCTGCGCATATCTACGGCGGCTTCATGGCCCACCTGACCGCCTGGTGCGAACACCACCAGATTCCGTACCAGGGTGTGCCGGTGGGCACGATCAAGAAGCACGCCACGGGCAAGGGCAATGCCGGCAAGGCCGAAATGATCGCGGCGGCCACGGCGCGCGGCTTCGACCCGGTCGACGACAACCACGCCGATGCGCTGGCGCTGCTGGACTGGGCGATGGCTCAAGGAGGTGTGGCATGCGTATGAGCACCCCCTCGATTCCCTGCTCCTTGGGCAGGATGGCGCCGCAGTCGCCGGCCAATGCCGAAGAACTGCGGGCGATGCGTGCAGCGGCCTGGCACAAGCAAGGCATCGTCGTGGTGCCACTCGACGACATCTACGACGACTGGGACCGGGCGTTCCTGACCGGCATCGCCACCAAGCTCTACGGTGCGCGCACGGCAACGACGAAGCAGAGCCGCCCCTGGAGCGAGGGCGAGGTGATTGACCGGGGTGATGGCGAGACCTGGACAGTGGTGGCGACCACGGCCAAGTCGATCACTGTGCAGCGTGACCGCGACGGTGCCCTGGCCACTCTGGCTCAACTTGGGGAGGGACGGCCATGACCAAGAAGACGCAACGCGCCAAGGCACGCGCTGAGCGCAAACCACCTATCGGCCATGAACTGATCCGCCCGGACGGCAGCGTGATCCGCTACGTTCGGGAGGAGGACGATGACCAGAAGCCCGTCGACCACTACCGCACCGTTGACACGCTGGCGCTGATGCTCAGAAACGGCAGCATCACCGGCGCGATGCACGACGCTGGGCAGCAGTTCTCGCAGGACTTCGCCCGTGCCTTTGCCAGTGGTGTCGCCAGCCCGAGGCTTGATGGTCTGCCGGGTGGAACGGCGCCCGGGCAGATGATGGTCGAAAAAAACGCTGGCGCTGCCCGTGCGGTTCGGGATGCGCTGGAGGCGGTGGGCGGCAGTGGCAGTCCAGCGGGCTCGGCGCTGTGGTACGTGGCGGGACTGCAGATGTCGATCCGCGATTGGGCTCAGCGTGAAGGCTGGAACGGTCGGCGGCAGGATCGGGATGAGGCCAAGGGCTATCTGGTGGCAGCCCTTGGGGTGCTGGCCCGGTACTACGGCTATGAGCGTTCGGGACCGCCACAACACCGACGGCGTCCTGAGTCGACCAGTCCATCGGTCTGAGCACAGAGGCCTTGATCAGATACGGTCAGGGCCTTTTGTTTATTGCGTTTGTCGTTTATTTCGTTTATCATCACAAACCGGCGCAAAAAACAGCCACCAAGGAAAGCACGATGACCACGACCCAACTACCGCAGACGATGCCCACAGCCGAAGAGGTGGCTCTGGCTCGCGAGAGCGGGCGGGCGCTCTCGGCCTATCTGCAGATGCGTTCTGAAATCCAGCAGATCGATATTTTCGATGACAAGGGCGCTGCTCACCCGGTGCGCGTTCCGATGTCGGCCCTGCGCTTGCTGGTCGATGTCTTGACCGAGATCGGCGAAGGCAACGCCGTCAGCATCATCCCGGTGCACGCCGAACTGACCACCCAGGAGGCGGCCGATGTCCTCAACGTATCGCGCCCGCACTTGGTGAAGCTGCTGGAAGGCAAGGAGATCCCGTTCCACAAGACGGGCACTCATCGCCGCGTGCGTTACCAGGACGTGATCGCCTACAAGGAGCGCATCGATGCCGAGCGGCGCAAGGCTCTGGATGCACTGGCCGAGCAGGCTCAGGAACTGGGAATGGGTTACGAATGAGTTCGCACTTCACGGTCGTCTACGACGCGTGCGTACTCTACCCCGCGCCGCTGCGGGATCTGCTGATGCGACTGGCGCTCACGGACAGGTTCCGTGCTCGCTGGTCGAATGCCATTCACGACGAGTGGATTCGCAACCTGCTCAAGCAGCGCCCCGAGCTCGACCCTGCCGCGCTGGAAAAAACCCGCACCCTGATGAATTCGAATGTGCGCGATAGCCTGGTCGAAGGTTTCGAGCATCTCATCCCAGCCATCGAGTTGCCCGATCCCGATGATCGCCATGTCGTGGCTGCCGCCATCCATAGCGGGGCTGAAACCATCGTCACATTCAACTTGAAGGACTTTCCGGCGAGCGCATTGGATCGCTACAACCTGGACGCCCAGCATCCTGACGATTTCATTGTGGATCTGTTTGACCTTCACCCCGCATCGGTTCTGCAGGCCTTGGCCGAGCAACGCGCCTCCCTCAAAAAGCCGCCCAAGACCGCTGATGAGTTTCTCGACATCCTGCTCAAGCAGGGGCTGACGCAAACCGTCTCGATCCTCAAGGACTGGAAAGTCGCCTTCTGAAATTTTTTTGCGGGTGCTTCCCGAAACCTGATTGAACACTGGCCCCCCACAAGGTACAGTATTCACGTACTGCTGATAGCTGCGCCCACCGGGGAGACCTTGGTGGGTGTTGTCGTTTCTGGGCTAGGCGCTCGCCTGTCTGCCCAGCCTTGGAGACTCCCCCATGAAACTTCTCATCACCCGCCCGGTGGTTGTCACCGGCGCTGGCGGTGCGCGCTCGTTCGCCCCCGGCCTGACGGTCGAGGTCGATGCCGCCACTGCCGAACAGATCCTGGCGCAACAAGCTGGCATTTCGGTCGAGCCTTCCGCCCAGACTGAAGTACCTGTTACCCCACGCCGCCGGAAGTCCGCCGATGCTGAAACTTGATGTCACCGCCGATGTGGCCAAGGCGACCGAGTATCTGTCGGACCTGGCTCAACAGCACGTTCCGAACGCCGCCGCCAAAGCACTGACCCGCACGGCCTTCGATGCCCGTGATGCGGTGCGCGATGGCCTGCCCGAGCGCTTCAATCTGCGCCGGCCGTGGATCAGTCGGGGTATCGGCGTGACGCCGGCCAAGCCCCGCACCTTGATGGCCGAGGTCTGGTCGCGGGATCGCTTCATGGCGGCACAGGAGACGGGCGGCAGCCATCCCGATGCGCGACCCATTCCGGCCGGGCGGTTGCGCGAGATGGCCCAGAGCCGGGTGATCCCCAAGAGCCAGTGGCTCGATCAGGTCAAGAACAAGCCCACCGTCTTCTACCGAGCGGGGATGCTGTTCGAGCGCCGTGACGAGCGGCGCATCCTGGCGCTCTACCTGCTGCGGCCCAAGGCCCAGATCAAGGTGCAGCCGCGCTTCGGTATGGCCGAGACGGTCAGGAGCGTGGCCTTGCGCGAGTACCAGCGGCAGATGGAACGGGCGCTGCGGGAAGAAATGACGAAGGCCCAGTGATGGTGGCTGACGCATCTGACACATCTGACGGGTCCTCCCGGGCGATCTAAAAAGCGGGGGACGCGCCAACCGCCCGGCTTGCCTAGCGCCAGCGACAAAAAGAGGTTGCCAGTTGCCACCGAAGTTTCCACTCCCAAGGTGATCCACCGCTGACGATTGATTGAACCGCCCGGCCCGGAGGAATGCGATGGGACTGTCCATCCGGGCCTATGCCCAACACCGTGGCGTGAGCCACACCGCTGTGGCCAAGGCCATCAAGGCCGGGCGCATCAGCATCGAACCCGACGGCAAGATTGACCCGGTCAAGGCCGACGCCCAGTGGGCACGCAATACCCTGCCGTCACAGAACCTGAACACCGGCGCCGCGAAACCTGCGGCCAAGGTGGCAACCCCACCTGTTTCCACTCCGGTTTCCACGGCATCGGTTGCCAACCGCGAGCTTGCGCCACCTGTGGAAACCAGCCGGATTTCCGCGCCCGATTACCAGACCAGCCGCGCCATCCGCGAAGCCTACGCCGCACGCCTGGCCAAGCTCGAGTACGAGGAGCGAACGGCCAAGCTGATCAGCAGCGATGAGGTGGAGATGCGCACCTTTAACCTGGCGCGCCGCCTGCGCGACCGGATGCAGACCTTGCCACGCCGTCTGGCTGCTGCATTGGCAGCCGAGCAAGACCCACGCGTGATCGAACAACGACTTGACGACGAAATCCGCCAGGCCCTCGAGGAGCTTTCTCGATAGGTCGTGTTGCGGACCGGATCAGCACACCTTTGAGAGACCCCTATGCAAGACATCGAACTGCACCACTGGCCGGTGGGCAAACTCATCCCTTACGGACGCAACCCGCGCAAGAACGACCACGTCATCGAGCAGATGGCCGGAGCCATCCAGGAATTTGGATTTCGAATCCCGATCATCGCCAAGAGCACCGGCGAGGTGGTAGACGGACATCTGAGGCTTAAGGCCGCGCAGCACCTGGGGCTGGAGACGGTGCCAGTGGTGCTGGCCGATGACTTGACGCCGATGCAGATCAAGGCGTTCCGCATCCTGGCCAACCGCTCTGCCACCTGGGCCGACTGGGATGAGGACCTCTTGCGCTTGGAGCTGGAGGAGTTGCAGCTCGATGACTTCGATCTGGCGCTTACCGGCTTTGATGACGACGAGATCGCTGAACTGCTGGCCGGTGAGGAGACCACCACCGAGGGCAACACCGACGAGGACGCTGCTCCCGAGGTGCCGGTCATCCCGGTGTCCAAGCCCGGCGACGTCTGGATCATGGGCAAGCACCGATTGCTCTGTGGTGACAGCACGGATGCCGCCAGCTACGACACACTGCTCGGCAACGAGCGAGTGGCGATGATCTTCCAAGATCCACCTTACAACGTGGACTATGCCAACACGGCCAAGGACAAGCTGCGCGGCACCAACCGCCCGATCCTGAACGACAACCTGGGCGATGGCTTCCAGGACTTCCTGCTGGCGGCGTTCAAGCCTGCACTGGCGCGATGCAATGGCGCAGTCTATGTGGCGATGTCGTCCAGCGAGCTCGATACCCTGCAAGCGGCATTCCGTGCTGCCGGTGGCAAGTGGTCGACCTTCATCATCTGGGCCAAGAACACCTTTACACTGGGCCGCTCGGACTACCAGCGCCAGTACGAGCCGATCCTCTACGGTTGGCCTGAGGGTGCCACCCGCCACTGGTGCGGCGACCGCGACCAGGGAGATGTCTGGCATTTCAACAAGCCGCGCGTCAATGACCTGCATCCGACGATGAAGCCCGTGGAGCTGGTCGAGCGAGCGATCCGCAACTCCAGCCGTCCTGGTGACATCGTGCTTGATCCCTTCGGTGGCTCCGGCACCACGCTGATCGCCGCTGAGAAGTCCGGTCGCCCGGCACGGCTGATTGAGCTCGACCCCAAGTACGTGGATGTGATCGTTCGCCGTTGGCAAGAATGGAGCGGCAAAGAGGCGGTCCGGCAAGCGGATGGGGTGCGATTCGATGATCTAGTCGGTGCAGCAGAGACTGCCGACGCCAGCGATGTCATGGATGCCGAGGAGGCGCTGTGAAGCAGTCGGGCTGGAGATGGCTGGCCAGCGGATCAGAGCGCCAGCGGTTGCTGCTCCCACAGCGCAGTGCCATCGGTGCTCAGCCACAGACGCTCTACAAAGTAGTTCCGCGCCATCATTTCGATGACGGACTCGCCGGTGATGCGGGTGGCCGTTCTGCCGGTGGGCAGGTAACGGCGTTCCTGGTGGGAGACAGCGGTGATCGTTCGACCGCGCCACTCTAGGGTGATCAGGCAGTGGCCGCGCGGCCGCTGGTTGGCATCGAAGCGCAGGGCGCGCACTGTGCTGGGCATGGCTCAAGCCGCTAGGGATTCTTCGATGATCTCGCAGTGGATCACGAAGCCGGTGAGGTAAGGCAGGCCCTTGGGGATGCCGTACTCCTTGCTGGTGCTGCGGCCAATCGTCCAGCCCATCCAGCGCTGGGTGGCTTGCTCAATCGCATCG